TTCCTTCTGATTGTTGAAGTATTTCTTAGCCTCAGCAATAATTTTTTTTCTAGCTATCTTGGTTTTTTTAACAGTAGACTCATCATCCAAATCTTCATCGAATGAATACTCTTCCATTAAAGCCTCGATGTCCTCACTATCTAATCCTTCTTGAGTAGATGTAAGGTAGCTTCTTAGTAGTTGCTCAGGATTCATTGAATCAAAGTCTTTCTTCAATTCCAAGAAATCCTCAAAGCCTCTACCTGTTTCTTTTTTATACTGTAAATAAGCAGCTACATCCTCAGGAAGTGGCTCTGATTCTTTACGCTCAGCAACCAAATCATCCAATGAGTTAATCTGCTTATTATACCTTTTGCCAATATATGAAAGAACGTCTTCGTCTTTAAAGTTAAACTCTGCAGGAGCTGGCTCCTCAGTATAGTTGTCATTACTTTCTAATGACTGCTCATGCTTTTCAATCAACTCGTTTTCTACCTCTTGAACACTCTTCGGTTCAATGACGTCTAGTGACCTTACTTTGATTTCCATTTTATTAGATTTTATTTGTACAAACTTAATTAATTATTTTAACATTTTATCGAGGCTCAAATTCAGCCAAATCAAAGCCATCTAAGCTGTCTTCATTTGATTCGAAACTCAAAGGAGGAAGGTTGTTCTTTCTTTGATTAATTAATTTAGATTGCTCAGTATTCTGCTGGCTAATTCTTTTTGCCTTGGCGTCTTCCTTCATCTTCTCTCTTTCAGTCAAATTAGTAACATCCATACTTCTAAGCTGAAGATTGTAATCAAACTCCTCTCTCATCAATTGAGATTTAAGAGCAGCTTCTTTTTCAGACTTTTGCATATCAAACGCCACCTCGGCTTGCTTAATCTGCATCTTAGCTCTTGTCTCCATCTCCAGCTTTTGCATTGCCGTTTCAGCGGCCAACTGCTGAGCCTGTAGTTGCTGCTGAGCAATCATGGCCTGCTTCTGCATAGCCATCTTTTCCTCACGCTCCTGCAACTTAACTCGTTTCATCTTCAATAGCTGATTGGCAAGCTTGATGTTTCTAATCTCACGAATGTCAATAGCGTCCTCAAGGTTGATATCGCCCTTAGACAATGCCATCTGAATGTTGGCCTCTAGCTGAGCCTTCTGCTCTTCATCAGGAGACACCTCGATGAAGATACCAAAGTCATAAATGTATAGGTCCTTAATCTCGTTCAAGATAGAGACGTTATACTTACCGATTTGATTCGCAAACTCTTCCTTGAAGTCTGAGTACTCTAAAATGTCAGCAACTCTGTAAGTCAAAGCCTCAGACAATGAGCGGAACAAATACAATGACGCATCAAGAATGTGTCTTGTTGCAGTATTTGAGTTCAGCGCTGCTAATTTCTGTAGACCAACCAAAGAGTTAGGGTCAGGCATAGAGCCGTCTCTGGCTTCATTTAGACCTGTCACAGACCTAATCATATCAATATAATGGTTCATATTGGTGATTAACATCTGAGTCTTGGCAGCCCCTGAGTTGGAGCTCAACTGCTGAATAGGAACTCTAGCGTTGTTAAAGTCGCCATCCTGAGTATAGCTTCGGCCAATAACACTACCTGTTTGGAAGTATAGTCTCAATGCATCCTCAGGGTTGTAAGCGTTGCCTGTTCCCAAGTCAATCTCATTCAATCCATCGGCATCAATAAATACACCATCAGGCACGGTACGTGCAATCACCTGCTGTAACTTGAGGTGAGTAATTTGAATCAAATCAGCAAAAGGTATCATCCTTCTGCACAACGACTCAATCACACCCTTATACATTCGTGGAGCGCAAGCCACATAGTTAGGCAATGCGTGCTGAGATGCGGACTTAGGTCGAACCATGTTCTCGGACATCTTCCACTGCAATAAAATATTGGTACCCATTACCATGATACCATCGTACCATACGTCAATGGTCTTCTCAATCTTTTCGAAGTTACCTTCCTCCATCATCTCTGTAGGAGGGTTGAAGTTCTCGTCCTTCTCAATTATCCTTGAACCACCGCCTTCAAGATTCTTCTTCTTGTATACGATTTTCTTAGTGGTCTTGTAGTTAAAGTACAAAAGAGTACAGGTGTCTCTGAAGAACATACTGTTCTCGTAGAACTGAGCAACATTATAGTAGTCGTACCATGCTTGGCTGTACTGCGTGATTTGCTGCAAGTCCTCTCTTGTAAGAGACTGGTCAATCTTCATCAACTCAGTAATTGGCATGGTCTTAATCTCACCCCAATAGAAGCAATCCTTAAAGAATGGGTCCTCAGTGTAGCTGTAAACAACATTGGCCGGGTCCACATAAGACACCTGCACGCCAGTTCCTTGCAAGAACTCATGCTTGGCAATGCCAATACCAATGGTGGCAATATCATAATTCAATCTCTTACGAGTGTCATCATAATGATTCTCGTCAAAGATTGTATTGATAGCTTCTTCCTCGGCAATTTCAATAGCAGGCTTATAGTTAAGCTGCATATATAGTGACAGCTCTTCGTCTGTTTCAGGAAGATTTTCAGGGTCCATCATAAATGGATTTATGCCCGTCTTCTCTTGAATAATCTCAAGGACAGGTTTTGAAATCATCTGTCCCTCAACCATGTCTTGATACTTGCTTCGCTTCGCTTGAGACATGGCATCCTGAGCGTATGCCTTAACCTTAAATAGTCGGTCAGACATACCATTCACAACAATGTCAATAAACTTTGGAAGGATAGGAACAGGAGTCCAGTCTAGGTTTAAGTAGGATAGGTCTCCGTCAATAGCTAATTCATTTTTATATTTACCAATAGGCTGCTCTCCACGAGCATATAGTCTTAATCTTCTAAAGTCTTGCCACTGTCCATAGTATCTACAAGAGCTACCGTCTTTTCTAAACCACTCGTACTGTATTGCTTGACCAACTTGTAGACCGAAGGTATCCGATGCTTTTTCTGCGTCAGTAGCTAACTGACTAGGAAAAGATACCGCATTTATTTCTATGGTTATATTTTTCATTTGTCCAATTGACTTAATGTCCCTTCGTTCTTATATTTAGCGAAGTTAATAATTAATTTCGATTCTTTTTTTTCAGGCACGTACAGGTGCTTCTGATTGGCCATTATAGCAAGACCTGAGCTAATACAAGCATCAAATCTTGTTCTATCATTTATGTCAAATTTAGCCCAATCCTCAAGCGTCCTTATGAAAGGCATTGTGCCCATTAGGTCTGCATCTCTGTACTTACCCTCTAGGTCAAGGCCCACAAATTTCTCAATGTAAGACTCAATCGCTGATGCGTGAGATTGCTTCACATCTTCTGATGAGTTAGGTATGCCGCCTAATTCTCGTTCAGTCTTTGTTAGTTTAGCAAATTGTTTGTCAGGTCTATTAATTGAGAACCCTCTGTATCCTCTATTCTTTAAGTGATACAACAATCTCGGCTTATTGTTTTCTACCAATATAGGCATCCCATAAAATACGCAAGCCATCAATACCTCTTCGAAGAATATCTCTGCAGTCTGTGGTCTTGCTATGTACTCTAAGAAGAACTCATTTGTTGGACCCTCGTCCATGTGGAACTTAGTCATTCCGTGAAGTGCTCCGTTAGAACCACGTCCGCCAACCACAGCAGATATATCGTATGAATCACATCCAAATGACCCAATATGTTCATTTCCGGGGCACTTAATGCCATTACGTAAGTGTACATTATTCTGCAAATGTTTTGGTGGGAACCAGCTTATATTGAACCTGCCCCTTGGGTCAGGGGTCCAAATGACTACTGTGTCTTTGATGCCATCCTTCCAAGAGAAAGAGCCCCTAGTAAGGTAGTGCTCCTTAATCATAGAGTCATTGTAGTCAATCTGCTGATATATCTTGGTCAAATTAAAGATGGATGACTTGCTCTCGTCACGGAAAGCATGGCTTTCTGTGCGAGGGAACTGACGATAGAATTCGTTCAATGCGTCAGGGTCATTCTTTAATGACTCAACTTCAGCGTTCCAGTAGTCAATAGCTCCATTGGTAATCCAATTGCCATCCACTCCTTTGATGTGCGCGCTTGGCTTATTAAAAACTGGGTGACCATACAAGTCAATAAAGCCTTCCATGTTCCACTCCATTGGAATGAATATGGCATAGAGCCCACTTTTAGTTTGACCGTTGGCGTTACGAGTCTTTACGTTTGACTCTTCGTATATGTCTTTGAAGTTTTGACCGCCTTTATTCAGCGCATTTGATGTTGAACCCATCATGCACTTGCCAATAATCTTGCTACCCAAACGTAGACAGGTCTTGGTTACACGCCAGTTTTCTTTAATGTTTACAGGCTTAGTCCACTTGCCTGATTCGTCATGAGCCAAGAACAATAACTTCTCACCATCGTATGAGTTGTCTTCTGTATTCTTCCAGTCAATGGTGGTGTCGAGTCCTTCAATATCATTGTCGTCAGACTCATACATATTCTTCTTGGTAATCTTGGACGCAGGGATTCTAAACGCCAACTCAGTCTTTGGCTTGTCCATACCGTCCATTATAGGCTTGAAGAAAAATGGCAGACGGCTATTGATTGGAACCACCTTGTCGGTAAACATCTTCTTAGCATCGGCACCAGTCTTAGACAAGATACCAATACGAGAGTCGCGCGCGAGCGTGCCTATGTTAACGCACTCAGATGATGACATGAATGAGAACCCTGAGCGTCTAATCTTTAGATAGACCATACCAAATGACCTTGGGTCAGCGCGACAGGCTTCCCAAAACAGCCAATAGATTCGGTTGGCTTCACGGAAGTCGGGGTAGCCCACGTCAATGCTGGACCACTGAAGGTACATATAGTGTGAACCTGTGATGTAGGTCTTGACACCATTGTTCATAAACCAATAGCCGTTCTCTCTGTAGTCGAACTCTTGCTCAATGTAATCTACCCATCGGTCCTTGAACTCCCTTGGCTTTTCGTTCCATTGGAAAATAGACTGAATCTTTGCTAATTCCTTGGGGATATCTTCTCTCTCCCAATACTGCTCAACCTTAGATGGGTGTCTTTGAAAACACTTTTCAGGCGTAGCCGGCAGCGCAATCTTTAGCCCTGATATCTCTACCACCTCGCCAATCTTGCCGCTCTTAGAAATGACAACAACATCGTACTGCTCATTGTAACCATAGAGCCACGACATCACTCTATTCTTGTTAGAGATTACTGCAGGAGGAATACAATCCTTTATTACCCTACACAGACTACTGCTTTGACCTTCGCTCTGCAAACCCTTGTTTAGTATCAGTTCTACTTATCCCTTTGTCTATCGCCTCTAAGCCCTCTTTCTCTGACTCTATTCTATTGAGAATCTCAAACGCATCAAATATTGCTAGCTTCTTTGTAGCCGCTGCATTTTTTAATCTGTCTGCTGCAAGCTCACCGTCCTCATCGCCACTCTTTACCACGCTCTCTTCGGCCACCTTAATCAATTCGTCTACGGCCTTGTAGCCTGCATTAATAATTCTAAGCTTAATTTCTTTCGAATCTCTCATAGCTTATACCTCAAGAATGCAACCTGAATTAATCTAGCTGATTCACCTTCGCCAAAGTTCTCAAACAAATTCCTAGAGTGTGGTAGGCCAGAGTCAAAAGCAATCATTCTATTGAACTTTGAATAGACCACGACTAACGGGTTGTTGTCCTCGTCATATATTGTGGTCCCGTCTTCTACTGGAGACATCTCATTCAAATAGAGTATGCAAGTGATGTCTCCCATCATTTCATCCGTATGTATAAAATTTGGCTCCTCCTGATTTAGTGGAGACCTCCTTACAAAATTAAGCTCTACTCTATAGTCAGGAAATAGTTTAGATACAAATTTGGCAAAGTCATCGTGAATTCCTCTAGGCTGTATGTTTCTAAAGACGTGCTGTCCATCTGCCACGTCCTGAAACCCGTATAAATAAATTTCTGAGACATAATGTGTCGGGTCTTGGAGTACGTTGTCAAAAGATAGTAAATTCATAGCTTGATAGTTATCTGATGGTCAAACATTCTGTAAAGTTTTTCTTCATCAACGGTAAACTCGTATTCACTATCAGGTGTAAAGCAGACCATATCGCCTTCTTTTATGCCTTGCTTTGAGAGGTAACGGTTAGGGTACTTCATTATACCAACAAGAGGTTCTTCGCTAATTGGCTTTTTAATGTAGCTCTCCGTTGCTGGGATAGGCTTGACAAAGCAGTACCTATCGTAAGCGTTCCATACTCCTTTGCTCTTGTACATGAAGAATTGGTCGGGCTCAATAAAGAACAGGTCATCTTTAAAGAATGACTTGCCGCTTTTTTGCCGGCCCTTCATGTCGTTGTAAAACTTAAAGACATTGTGGTGTACGAGCAGGATGTCTCCAATTTGAATCGGTCCTTTGTATCCTAGCGGAGTTTCCATTACTTCAGCAAATCTGTTGGAGAACTTGTGGTCCTCCTCAGATGTGCTTACTATTAGCTCTACACCACCAATGTCTTTTGTATTGTCGTACCTTTTCCCGTTGACGGGTTTGGCAATAAAATAAAATGGGGATTTCATTAGATATTAATATTGTATTCGACCGATACGGGTATCGTAGAATTAAATTCTTTCCAAAGCACTACCTCTAATTTATCGTTGATGATAAATACTTTGAAGGAGTTCTTCTTCTCATCGAATTTAATTAAATGTATTTCATTGGAGTCGCCTAGTATTCGCTGACCCACGATGTAATGCATTGCGCTGCCCTTGTAATCCGGGCCTACCGATATCTTTCTTATGTCCATTAGATTAGATTTGATTTAATTGAACGTACTACCAAACAATGCCGGCAGTATCTGTTCCTGTAATTCTGTAAATATTCCCTGCCACTAGTCCTGCTGCCTTTGCCGCTGTATTGTTAGCGTATACAGGCACGGATGGTAGAGGCATAGCTAGGATGCTACCAATAGTGTAGTTCTTGGTGATATTGCTATCCTGAGCATCGGTACCGATTAACTTATCGCTGTAAGATACGGTAGCATCTGTTGAGTACGAGCTTATTTTTGCCATTTTATTCTTCGGTTACAATTGGCTCAGGCTGTGGAGGTACAGGAGTTGGAGGCACTGGTGGTACATAGTCACCTGTGATGGTTAGGTTCAGCTGAGCTGCAACCCAGTCCCATGCGAACTCATCTTGATTCCACTCTTGATAAGCCTCGCCTGACATAAGTAGGTTTCCTTGTGCTACTTGTTGACCTACATTACCCTCAGTTGTTTCAGAAAGTAGTTGATAATAGAATGTCGCACTTGTTCCTAGTGTAACATTTACAGCGTAAGCGTTTAAGATAGTTGCTTCTACTGTTTGTCCATTGTCCCAAATGGATACTGGTTCGATTGTTTTCATTTGTTTTTTTAGTTTAATCTTAAATATGTTTGTCTTTGACTCCAAGTATGTGTACCTGTTACGTTCATCTTTCCAGTGAATGCTATATTTTTAGCGGCATTCAACATTGCGCCAGCAGCAGTAACATTTGCCATTCTCATAACATTTTGTTCTATAACGTTACCACTAGCTATCTGAACTCTAATTACCATTTTTAATTCGGAGTTAGATGTGATTGTAATTGTTCCATTTATTATGACGTTATAGTCAACTGCTCCTGTTCCCAAAGGTACATTGACAGTACAATAATCATCTCCGTTAAAGTTAGTGTCAGAAGAAATTCCCCATCCAATAGTTAGCTGCTTATCTGCGGTGTTACTACTATTAATGTTACCTGTAGTCTGAGCCTCAATAATTACTTTGGAACGATTGTATGATGCATCCCAATCAAAGTTATCCTGCCACAAGCTATAGTCATTTACACTGTCTAGTGTTCTTGTGTAGTCACCTGCGTTGCTTCTAACTCCTTTAGCAATAAACGAGCCTACATCAAACTTGAAATCCTGTAGCGTTCTTGTTAATAAGCTTCTAGTTGTAGAAGCAGGGTCTGCAATAAATACAGGCACATGGGTAGCAGTTGAACCTGTCGCTGCCGCTCTCAAAGATAAGTTTCCATACAACTCCGTATTGCCGCCTGAGGTGATGCGCATTCGTTCGGTAGCTGATGCTCCTGACTCAAAAGCGACATCAGTAAAACTACCATATACCATTTTGGCATTATTAGCATAAATAAAACCCCACCTTGTTGAAGTACCATCTGTAAAATTAACCCCTGTACTTGATGAGCCTGATTTACCTATTGTTAATAAGTCCGTTAAACCCGTTGCTGCGCCTAAAGTAGAAGTTCCTATAAGAACTAAACCCCCACTTGTTATGCGCATACGTTCGGAACCACCCGTATAAAATGTCATAGGTTGGAAACCGCCATAAGAGCTAACAGTAATTCTACCCTCTGATGAAGAACCTGCCAATACTAAAAACGCTGATGTGCTTTGGTCTGCTGATGTTCTTATGCCATCACCTACAACATCTAATTTATTTGCAGGCGATGTAGTGCCTATACCTACGTTAGCATTCCCTGCAACCCATAAATTCCCATTAACCATTAATGGTTGGAAATTAGTTCCGTCATACGCTTGAATATAGTTATATGCTGCACCGCTTGTGTAACCAATAGTTACTTGTCTTGAATTGGTAGTATTGGTCATAATAAATCCTACCCCACTTGCACCACCACTTGCCGTCACCGAAGAGGAGAAGGTAGCTGCGCCTGTGGAGGTTAGGGTAAGTGCTAAGGTTCCGTTATTGTAAAATTTATGCTCAAAGTTTCCAGCAATAGAATTGTATCGCATTCCACCTGAGGCAGTATTTTCAGTTCCTATGAATCCAAACAAAGTAGAACCTCTTGTATACTCAATACCTGTAAATGCGGAACTTACTAAAGTAAGAGGTACACTTGAACCCCCGCTAAACCTTCCTGTTCCGTTGACATCTAGCTGAAATGTTGACTCAGCAGGTGGTGGAGTACCAATAAGTACTCTGCCTGATGGGGTGATGCGCATTGCCTCTGAAACACTTCCTCCGTCAGGTTTCGTATAGAAATACATAGACCCACCATTTGTTCCTACTTTTTGAACACCAATAATTCCATTAAGATTATTGCCTGCGTTATTAAGAAAGTTAACCTGTGAAAAATCATCACCTGTTCTTGCTCTTAGTGCTAGTGTAATTGCGCTTGAATCAGCAACAACAACAAGTCTTCCTTGAGTCGGACTATCCGTAGCAATCCCAACATTTCCTCTGTTATTAATTCGCATAACCTCGACCATGGAATCTGTAAAATAATTCCTAGTTGAAAATGCTAAAGAACCATACGCAACATTATCTCCGCCAAGTATTGCACTAATATTAGCAATGTTATTACCAGCACTATTTAGGTATCTAATATCTAAACTATCCCCAATAGCATTAGTTCCAAATAATCTAAGTTGTAAAAAGTTTACATTTTCAATACCAGAACCTGACTTTGAAATATTAGTTTGAATACCACCTCCCGTTGTCACAGAAGAGGAGAACGTAGCTGCTCCTGTAGATTCAATAGTAAAAGGGAATACGCCAAGATTTTCATTATAAATACTAAATTGACTTGTAGTTCTTGCTTGCCATCTCCATATATGTCCTGTTTCAGGTGTGAATGTTTGCCATACATCATTAGAACTTGAATTTAATCTTAAAGCATTTCCAGCCCCACTAAACCTACCTGTTCCGTTCACATCTAGCTTAAAGCCTGCGTCTGTGGTTGTGCCGACAAGTAGGTTGCCTCCGCTGGTTAGAGTCATTGATGGAGTTGAAAACCCAATCTGAAATGATATATTTTGAGGTGAACGTAGGGTTAAAATATTACTACTTGAAGAAGCAAATATTCCACTTGCATAATTTCCTGACCCATTAAAAAACCAACCTCCGTTTTGAGAGGTAAAGTTATCAGTTCCACTTATAAGAATTCCAGCACCACCTTCTTGAACAATACTATTCCCAATCGTACTTGTCCCTGTAAACTTAGGCAAGAAGTTAGTAGTACCACTGCCTGTAATTGAACCGCTACCAATCGCTTGGGTTGACAATAGTCCATTAGCATCAGCCACAACCATTCGTGTTCCTGAGCCTGCAAGGTTAGAAAAGGTAGCTGCTCCTGTGTTTAATATCCTTAATGCAGAGGTATAGGTTGCATTAATCTCTGCGGTGTTATTAGCAGTAACAAGAAAATCAAATCCTACACCACCAGTTGAAGCTTCTCTCAATGGTTGCACTTTAGAACCTCCTGCAACAGTTGTTCTTAAAAATTCTATTCCTCCTGTAAATAAAGAACTTGATAAACTAGAAATTATCTGAATTCCGTTTGTAGAATTTGTTCCGCTATTTGTAGTTAATACCCCACTAAACCTACCTGTTCCGTTGACATCTAGCTTAAAGCCTGCGTCTGTTGTTGTGTTAATTCCTACGTTGCCATTATCTCTACGAATTGTTAATAAACTTGCCGTTTCCGTTCCGCTATTAACACCTCTTATCATAAGGTTACCTGTTACGGCAGCATCAAGATTAAAAGAGAATCCATTATCATCTCCTTGCTTCAGATAAAGCAATTGTTCGTTTGATGTAAATGTACCTTGAACAACAAGCTTTCTATTAGGACTAGTCGTGCCGATGCCTAAACCTGTGGAGGTTAGACGCATTTGTTCGGATGCGTTAATGCCAAAGACTAAAGGAATGTTATTGCTTGAACCAATGCCTATAACATTAGAAGCAAAAACACTTGAACCGAATAATCCAATGTTTCCGCTTCCATCAATAGTTCTAAACAAATTATTTGCCCTTACTTCACCAGCGACATCCAATTTATATAAAGGAGTTATACTTCCAACACCAACATTAGTCCCATTATCAAATATCTGACTATTCCCTATCGTACTTGTACCCGTAAACTTAGGGAGGTAGTTAGTTGTTCCTGTCCCTGTCACAATATTGGCAGGAGCACCGGTAATCTTGGTCCAAGCTAATGAGGTTATCCACGCAGGGTCAGCATACGAGCCTGTACTGACAACAACATTGATGTCATCAATCCCACTGTCTGCTAGTATGTTGGTTGTTATCGTTGCTAAATTTGCCATATCTTAAATCATTGTGAAGTTACTGCCTAAGCATAAACAAATCTCGTTTTATTTTCTCTATTCCCACAAAGCATTGCAGAAAATGTTCCTTGGTTAAAGTTGTATAAATCTGAAACTTCTTTTGCACAAGAATAAAATACGCCTGTTTCAGTATCTAAAACCAACTTAGCTTTCCAACTTCCCCCATACTTTCTCTGCTCTGACCAAGCCTTTTTTAATTCATCAGAAGGCTTCCATCCCTTTTTAGATTCAGATAATTTAGAATTTTTTGTTCCTTTTTTCTGATTAGACAAAAGCACTTTAACTTCTTCTGTATGTTTCTTTCCATAGAAAGGATTACGGTCTCCAACAAGATTCCTATTCTTTCCAATAACAGACAAGTTTTTTTTCACTTCATCACTGCACTTTTTGCCTTTTGAGCTTTGTGCATTAGGATTTATATTACAGCAATAGTCTTTGCCAAAATGAATATCCAAATATGACTGTTCTTTAGAATTAAGTTCTACTATTTCACAAACTTCACATACAACAAATTGAGGCTCTCCATACTTATTAAATATAGATTGAATTTTTTTATTCCTATGAATGCCCTTAGTCATTGTTCTAATATGCTCTTTTATTCTTTTGTCAATCATAACTGCTTGACCATAGTAATAATAATCATTATTATTCCAATACAACTTATATATTCCGCTACACTTCATCATACCATTGTTACAGCTCTCCATGTAGAATTTATGTAAATATACAATCCCCTAACTCCATCAGTCTGTATCACCAAAAGTCCATCGGCCGGTGCTGAGATAGCTCCTCTCTGAGCAGCTGTCATACGTGGAGGCAAGAAGCCTCTAGTCGTGCTGTCCATTTGGAACAACGCTGAAGCATTGATGCTCGCTGTACCCAAGCCTAACCCACTGCCATTATCAAACAACAAGCTGTCAGTAAGTGAAGTACTACCGTTCCACTTAGGGACATAGTTCACGTTCCCTGAGCCTGTAAGCGTACCAACACTCCAGCTTCTATTTGCACTCAAGTCAAAACTTACACCGTTAATGCTAAGCGTTCTAGTAGTAGGCACACCTCCCAATCCTGCAAGAGTATAGTTAGGCACGTTCAACACGTTAGAAATAAGTGTAGCTAACCCACTGTTGTTGTTAGTGGTCAAGCTTATAGTACCCTGCTTGTTATTGAACGTATTCCAATCAGTGCTGCTCAAATATCCATCTGAGGCAGAGCCTGACTGAGTAATGCTTATCGTTCCAGTCCCTACAATTGTACCCCCTTGAATTGGGCCAGTAGTAGCAATGCTAGTAACAGTACCCACATTCCAAGTCCTATCTGCACTCAAGTCAAACGCTGTGCCGTTGATAGTAAGCGACCTTGTAGTAGGAACTCCTCCTAGACCTGCAAGAGTATATTGTGGCACATTTAATACACCTGTGCCATTGTTATAAGTAGATGCTCCACTATTGCCGGAAGTAGTTAAGCTTATAGCCGTACGTGCTCTGCCATCTGTAAAGTACAAATTAGTGCCCTCAGATATATTGCTAGTAGTAAGCGTCACCGCTCCTGTAAATCCATTTACAGATACTACAGACTCAGTGTTGTCTACTTTCTGCCAAGCTGGAGAGTGGAACACAATCCAGTCACCCACCTGCCATCCGCCAATACCGTCAATAATGGTATTGCCTGCCACACTTACAATGTAGAAGTGACCATCAGTACCAACGCCTGAAGTAATTGCAGGAGTGTTCGTAGATGCGTTCCAAGTACCCTGATACTGCAAGCCCCCAATAAGGTCATTTACTTGCCCTTGGAGCTTACCAAATGCTGTAAGGATACTATCTGTAGATGCGATAGAAGACCCAGCCACAGTGAGCCCTGTAAGCACCTTACCAGTGACAGCTGAGTTGGTTAGCGTAACGCTTGCCGCACCCGGCCCACTAGCTGTAGCCTCACCTGTGAGTGAAGTAATATAGTTGCCCTGAGCTTGGTACTGAGGAATGTTAAGCACGTTAGAAATTAACGAAGCTGCACCACTCGTACCTGTAGTTGTCAGAGATGTAATTCGATTGCTGTATGCAGTGTCCCAATTCGCTTGAGATGCATTTGTTGGCAAGCTATAGCCTGCTGCAAACGTCAACGCAAGAGTGCCAGCTCCTGTTACAGGAGAGCTGCCAATTGAAAACCCTGTCGGAACACTAAGCCCAACGCTAGTAACGGTGCCTACTGACCACGTACGATTGGCACTAAGGTCAAATGTCTGCCCATTTATAGTTAGCGTAGTAGCTGCATTCGCTGGAGTATATCCAAGCGCAGCAGCAATAGTCTTATTTACCCAAAGAGTAGATGTGCTATCATAAAATAGTCCCTGATTATTTACAGGAGATGTAATCCTTACTCCCTCATCATCATTAATGTTTGAGCCTAAAATTGGACTTACAAATATTGCGCCATTGTTTGTGCTTGAAGTAATTACAATAGCTATTGTTACAATATTGTTCGGGGCCTGTGGAGCTGTAGTAGTAAACCC